AAATGCCTACATATATAACATCACGAGATTTAAAAGATACCTTTCCAAATTTAGATGAATTTGATACAAAGAAACCATTATATGGGTGGGTGGTAGATTCAGTCAGTAGATATGCTTCTCACGATTCTGGATTAGTCACACAGCTCTTTGTAGATGGACAAGACTTAGGATCAGCAGAATCATCAAAGACTGATGTAAACTCTAATGGTAAATGGTACTATGAAGAATCAGAAGATGCAGTATATTATTACAACGACGCAAGTAGTCCTGATGATTTATTAATGGAAGCAGGAGAGGATTTTGTTACACTGAAGAATAGAGTAATGAAAGACGCAAGTGATTATGTAGACTCTAAATTAGATGCTACGCTTCCAAGAGAACAATTTTTATTAAAAGATGGTACATACGATTATCTTATTAGACGCTTAACTTCTTTAGTTGCAGCGTTCTTTTTAGTCAAAGGGAAAGATCCAACAAGCGAAATAGCAGAAGCGTTGTTTGAAGAAGCAACAATGCACATTGAAGATTTAAATGCAGGTAGAGCTAAACTTGCTTTCCAAAATACTGGCGATGCTTCTAAAGGTATTGTTAGACAAATCTCTGTGTCTGGAAGTCTTAATATTGTTGACACAAGAGGAAATTACTATGGTAGCTACGATAGATTAAAAGTCATTGTAACGACTGCTGGTGCTATAGGAACTGCGAAGTATTCTGTCTATGCTAAAGATACCGATGGATTGAAAAACAATTTAGTATTACAAGATGAAATTATTAATGGTGATTATCAAGAATTAGTAGGTGGTTTACAAGTAAGATTTCAAGGTTCATCAGACGCATCTACTGCAACGCAGAATGATGAGTGGGAAGTAGAAGTATCTGGAATCTATGAAGAGGTAGATAATCCTTCTATGCGTTCTGTTAAAATGACTCGTAAAGATTTCAAACAATTCTATCGAGGTAAGAATGGCAGTCGCATCTACTAATGCTTGGAAAGTAAATGTAGAAGAAACAATCCAAAAAGGAATAAAGAATGAGTTCTTTACTTCTTTACCTATCTTTCGTTCCAAAGATTTTCAACACAGAGGAAATCAATTCTGTATTATTGAAGGAAATACTTCCGATGCACAAAGTACAATGTATGCTGTATTGCCAAATAATTATAATTTAACTTTAGAGTTTTTTATGTTAGACCATAAACGCAACGATGTTACTGTAAAGCGTTTTTTTAATACTGTATCACGATTAGAAGAAATATTTTATACATTGGTAGACCTTGATCCTTTGTTTAATTGTACAATTAATGGAATAACATACGAAGATGATGTAGAGTTTAATGGATACAGAAAAGCAACTTTTGATATAACCGTAGGGAATGTACGATAATGGCACTGACATACGAAAATATTACTTATGAAAAGATTATGACGCCATTGCGTGATAAGTTACGCACAGAGTTTAAAGGTGGATTGCCAATATACTTTGACAATCAACATCAAGACATTGGCACAAAGTCATTACGCATTTATCCTACCTCACAAGAATTAGTAGAAAAAAGAACAAAGTCCTACATCAATGTTTACAATATACAGATGGATTATGTATTGAAAACATATAGAGATGATGAGAAGGCATTAGACCAGATGTACAAAGATGTTACCAGAATAGAAACCATACTGTTTAACAACTCTAATGGTGGAGATATACCATATTTCTATGCAGGTATGCCTGAAGTAGAGCATAATGTAGACGCAGGGATAGATAATGCTTATGTATCACGCATTACCGTTCCAGTGCTATATGAAGAGGTACACGAACGATTTGTAAGATTTATTACATCTAATGATAAATTCTTTGTAACTTCAGATGGACTTTTTTATATTGTAAGGAGTTAATTATGGTTAAAAAATACAAATTAAAAGATGGCTTATTGCCACGCAAACCAAGTTTCTTAAAATTAGGAAAAGAAAAATGGTATTTATTAAATAGTGGCAAATCAGTAGAATTAGACATTGTGCCAGAATTAGCAAAAGATTATGTAGAAGAAGTAAAGTCAAAAGTAAAAAAAGAGGTAAAGAACGATGGCGAACAGTAAAGTAAGTTTTAGTCCAAAAGATTTTCAGTTAGCGATAGCTCCTGAAACAGCAGCAGGTACTGCAATACAGGCAGCAGGTAATGACACATTTGAATATATTAATATTGACTCTATTGAGTTTCCTTCATTAAATCCGCAGCAGGTGTTAGATGTAAGACACGGAACAGGTAGAACATTAAAAGCAGTTGATATGTTTTTAACAAACAAACTAACTGTAAAAGAAATCAGTTTTTCAGGTATCGCAGATGATACTATTTTACCAATGCTTTTACAAAACATTACTCAAGAAACCTCTTCAACTTATGATATTGCGTTTGACTACGATCCAACAGAAATTAAAGTAGGTGATGTATATTCTGACAACACTGGTACTTTTTCTGTATTAATCGAATCACCACAAAGTGGCTATCAAATGTTATTTGGTGGTTGTGTATTAACTTCACTTTCTGTTAGTGGAGATATTGGAGAAGAGTCAGGAAGATTAAAATTTTCAGGAACATTTAAATCAGGTATGGTTCCAGATTTATCACCAGCAGATTTAGCACCTTCAAATGGTACATCTCATTTCAACTCTAATTACTTTATGTCCGATTATGGTGACGCAGGTGATCAAGGAGCAGATACAACTATTGCAGGTATTGCAGATCCAATTTTAAAATCATTCAGCTTCACGCTTGAAAACGATGCTCAGTTTATGGGTTTTGACGCAGCAGGAAGCTACCAAGTAATTGCAAGAGCTTTACCAGAAGTTTCTGCAACTCTTGAAGCAAGTGTAAAATACGATGACGAAACAGCAAGATTGGTTGAGGACTTTAACAATCAATCAACTGGTACAGTAGCAAACACTTTAGCAGCATTAACATCATCAACAAGAAATGTAGGAGTTTCAATGCCTACTTCTATTATTACAGATGTTAGTTTTTCTGAAGAGGAAGCAATGTTCTTATCAGTTAGCTCAAAAGCTGTTGCAAGTACATCAGGTAATCTTGTTTCAATAACAGAAGAATAAAACAAATAAAGGATAATCGATGTCTAAAAAAATAACGCTTAAGAGTGGCAATAAAGCTACCCTTATAGAAATGTCTGTAGACGCTTTTGACAAATGTATGGATTCTGTACAATTTGAAGAAGTAGATGGACAATCAGTAATTAAAAATCAATTTGCATTAAGTACACTATGGATTAGAAATGGTGTGAAGGGTGCAGATGATAAATTTATTAAATCTTTATCTATAAACGATAGAGTAGAATTACAACTTGCTATTCAGGAATACAATAGCTTGGGGGAATAGAATCCCTCTCACTTGAATTAAACATATTGATAGATGATTGGTGTGAGGGTTGCAAATATTCTACCTTTCCATATAAAGCTAAGTTACCTCTTAAAAAGAATAACAGCGTTCACACCTTTACATCTATGGACGATGTATGGTATGTTATCAATCTCTTAAAAGAAGAATTAGAAGAACATAACAAAACATCAGAAAGAAAGTTCGAGTTACACCAAAGTATTAAGTCACATCTACCATTTTTTGCTTGTCCTAATCACTTTATTAGCCGAGAATATCAACGAGATATACAACGATATACTTATTGCAAGAAAATGAAAGTACCTCCCTATGAAGGATCATACGGAAATCAACCAAAAAAATGGATTGATAAGTGCAATGTTATAGAAAAAATGTTAAATTATGTACAATCAGAACATTATAATAAATTAAAAGATGGCTAAAAATTTAAAAATACAATTAGAGTTTGATACAAAGGGAGATGAAGATTTAATCATAGCTCTTAAAGCTATTGCAAAAGAACAAAATAAAGTTTCTGCAGCTCAACGAAAATTTAACAACGCAAATCTAAAAGCAGTTACTGCTACCAAAAAATTATTAATGGCTCAAGAAAAACATAGCTTTGCTATGATGAAAAATTCTACACAAGTTGCAAAACTCAAAGAGCAGTTAAGACAATTAAGAATGCGTAATAAGCAATTAGAAATTCAATTAAAAAAGAATATTCTAGCTAACGATAGAATGCGTATTTCTACTGCAGGATTGCAAAGAAGAATTGGAGCATTGAGAAATAAACTTCTTCTTGTAACATTTATGTTTGGTAGTATGGCAGCAGGTATCAGAAACTCTATTCAAACATCAATGCAATTTGAAGCTGTTCAAGTAAGACTTAATGCTATGTTTGGTTCTGTTAAAGCTGGAGAAAAAGCATTTAGAGAATTTAACAAAATAGCAGCAACCACCCCATTTACATTAACAGATGTTGTTGAAGCTGGTGCAGCGTTAAAAGCATTTGGTACTAATGCAGAAGAGATGATTAAACCTACTGCTGACTTAGCAGCGTTTATGGGAACTACTGCAACTGAAGCAGCGTCAGCTCTTGGTAGAGCTTTTGCTGGTGGTGCTGGTGCAGCAGACATACTTCGTGAAAGAGGTATATTGCAACTTATTCGTGATACAAAAGGTATCGAAGATTTATCTACATTGACATTACCACAATTTAGAAAAGCATTAGAAGAAACATTGCTTGATCCGTCTGTTGGTATTGCAGGTGCAACTGACGCATTATCCAGAACATTAACTGGTATGGTTTCTAATATGGCAGACGCATTTACAAGAATGAAAGCTGCTATTGGAGATTTTATTCAGATGAAGGGCATTGTTTCTACCTTGACTTCAGCATTTCAAACTATGGGAGAGTCCATAAAACAAGCAAGTGAAACTCCTTTTGAAACTTCAATTAGACATTTGCAAGATATGGGCGTTGAAACTTCAAAATTAGAGCTTTCACAAGCGAAATATTTGAAATTAAAAATGGACGAAAAGGGTATAGTAACAGATATAGACGCTGCCCAAAAAACTGTTGAAGACAGAATGGCTGAACAAGAACGGATTCAAACAGAATTAGCATCAATGCAACAAAAATTAGTAGATGCTGGATTTAGCCAAGCAGATCAAGAAAAACTTATTAATATGACTTACGCACAGCAGATAAAAGCATTAGCAAAAATCTTTAGAACTGGAGAAATGACAAATATACAAGCATTAGCACACGCTGCCGTACAAAGAGAAATTCTAAAAAATAGTTTAGATGAAATACACGCCAAAGAAGATGAGTTGGCAGCAGCACAAAAATTAGTAGCAGCAGGATTAATAACACAAGAACAAGCTATACAGTATGCAGCTTTATTAGCAAAAATTGCAGGCTTGGAAGAAAAATCTGTAGATTCAAAGAAAAAGCAAAACAACGAAGAACAAAGTCTACTTGATAAATTAAGAGAACGCTTTTCATTAACAAGCGAAGAAAAAGAAGCTATGACTGCCAGAGTTGAGCTATTCCAAGATGGCTTTGGAAAAATATTATCTTTGCAAAAACAAAATTTAGACCAACGAGTAAGTAATGAACTAAAAGCACTAAGAAAAACTAATAAGTTTAGAAATGCTTCTATGGAGCAAAGACAAACAATGGAAGATGATATTCGTGCTAAATTCGCAAAAGAACAACAAAGAATATTTGAAATGCAAAAGAAAATGAGTATTCTAAAAATTATTGTTGATACTATTACAGCAAGAAATCAATTAATGGTAAGTGGACTTGCTGCAAGTATATTTGATCCTACTGCAAAAATTAGAGCAAAATTAACAATGGCTGCTTTGATGGCTTCTTCTGCTGCACAGATAGCATTAGTAAGTAAACAACAAGCTCCAGCATTTGCTCGTGGTGGTTCTTTTGTTACTGGTGGAGAGCAATTTATTAAAGTTGGAGATAACGCTGGTGGTAGAGAACGAGTAGACATTACTCCTCTATCAAGTCCAGACTTTGGTGACGCAGGTGGTGGTACTGGAGTAACTGTAAATATTATGGGTAATGTTATTGGCACACAAGAATTTGTAAGAGATAGCTTACTACCAGAGATAGAAAACTCAATCAGAAGAAATCTTGCGTAATGCCACTAACTGCTTCAACCAATTATAAAAATGCTCTTACTTCTACTATAAGAGAAGAATGGATTTTTGAATTACGAAATAATACATATACTGATGGCTCTGTTAATACGCAATACATAAGACTTGCAACTGCATTGGTTGGAAGTGGTGCTACGCAATATCACTCATTGATTACATCTTTACCTTCAATAAGAGAAAGTATTGATTTAAAAGAATCTTCTTCTAAGGTAGGTAATATAAGCATTAACTGCGTGAATGGTCAGTTGTCTAATCATAGCAACGCTACATTAGCAGAAGAAATTTATGGTGGTACAAGAAAATATATTAACAGAGATGTTGTTGTTAAATCAAGAGTAGGTGGCGAAGAAAACACAATTTACACTGGTAGGTTAAAATCTGTAAAATTACAAAATCAAGATGTTGTAAGTATAGAAATAGCAGCAAGAACACCAATAGACTTTTTAAAAATCCCTGAATATACAAGTCTTGCTGGTAATTTTTTTCCTACATTTTATGGAGAAGGTACACCGATAACCTCTACGGTTTCAAGTCCTCAATTCATACAATACAGCCCAGCTAAATGCTTTCCAGTTACGGTAGATACACTAAATAATGGAAGATATAATTGTTTAGCACATAAAGCAGTAACCGATGGTAGATTACACTATCCCTTAAAAGATTCTTTTAGCTCTGCTGGGTTTCCATTGTTTGTTCCATTAGATGATATACAAAACACATCAACAAGCGATTATGAAGGAATAGTTGATTCTAATAAGAATGTGTTATTTACAGCGTTAGATTTACATAGGTCATATAAGTTTCGCCCAATACAAGATATAAATGCAACAGCTACTAAAACAATATTAGGTGATCCTCCAACAACAGATCCAAGTCCAAATAATGAAGAAAATTTTTACGACAATGATGATACTACATTTGGAACTTGGAAAGTTACTATGGACGTATTATCTGCTCCTCCCAGTTCAAGTGTCAACGATACTGAAAACTTTACATACAGAATTAATGATATAGAAAAAGAAGAACACGAAATTCAAGAATGTAAGTTATATATAAAATGGGGGGTTTCAGATTATAACGAAACTTCGAGTACAACACTTAATGCTATATTAAAAGTTAAGTCTACTTATGGGGGTTTAAGCAATACGATTCTTATTAATACTGAAAATAGTAATAGAACTCCTGCTTATGAATCTGCTATTGACTTATTAAGCACTGGAACTTTTAGTAATGCTAATGGACAAATACCAGATAGTCTTGATATTATTTTTGAAGCGTTTGGTTCAGTACAACAAGATGATACCGAATCTCCTGGAACTTTACAATTCAATGTTTATGATTTTTATTTAGAAATAACTACAAAGGTTACAGACACAGATAATCTTGCTAATTCAAATACAGTTACTGGAATTAAAAAATTATATACCGGTGCAGATGGATTACATAAATCTTGGAGTTCTGGTGCAGTTACCAACATAGCAGAAATGCATAGAGATTTAATTTATCGCTTTGCAGGAATAACAACAGAACCAGAAAATTATTCTGCATTAAATACAGCAAGAGCTAATTGGACAGTATTTTATTATTTACACAAACAAAAAGAATTATTAAAAGTATTAGAGCAAACACAGAAAGAAGGTGGATTTATATTTAGATTTAAAGCGAATGATGGAAGTCCTCAATATATATATTTGGTTGATAGTCCAGCAACAGATCACACTATAAGCAAAAGCGACATCATAAACACAAATATATCGCTTACTGCTTTTGATAACCTAATAACAAAAAGAGTTATAAAGCATCAGAGAAACCCTATTAATGATGAATTTTTATTTGAGGTTGAGTGTACAGATACAACCAATAATCCAAGAACAGATTACAATGTACAAAGTGATGAAAATATAGCAACCGAAGAATTAGAAATATTAAATGGAAATATTGTCAATACGCAAGAAGGAAAAACTATTACAAGTACCAATATGGGTTCTGGAAATAAAAATGATGGTTATGCTAATTATTATAATGCGATTGAAGGAAATCCAAAATTGTTGATTGACACAGAAATAATAAATCCAGGTAGCAGTGGTGGTAGTTCTTACTTTTACTTAATGGAAGTTGGAGATATATGT